TTATATTGAAGATAATAATGCTTCAAACTTTACTGTAACACTAACTTCTTCTTTATCTAAATCATTTAATGCAGGAAGCAGCGGAGCAGGTGGCGATGTTAACTATGTAACTAATAGAATAACTATCCCAAATCACGGATTTACAGATGGCGATCCTCTAAATTATAACAGTGGAATAAATGTTGCGATAGGTAACTTAACTAGCGGAAATACATATTATGCTGGTGTAGTCGACATTAATACTATTGAACTATATTTTGATTATTCTAAAGTAATCTTACAAACATTAGGAACATCGTCAACAGGAACACATACATTAACTAGAAATGCAGTAGATACCGCATCAAATCATATAGTTAAAGTTGATCATGGATTAACTACAGGACAAGCTGTTAGATTATCTAACTTTACAGGTACAGCACCATTAGCAAATATTAACGGAAGTGTTGTCTATATACCTAATAACAGTTTTTATTTTGTTGGTAGTGTTACAACAAACAGTTTTACTTTACATCAATATCAAGCAGATACTATTATATCAGTAAATGGCTTTACACATGATCCAATAGATTTCATTAATACTGGTTCCGGTAATGTTACGTTTACTGTTGAGAATGTAGCTGTAGTTGGGCAAATAAACACGTCTTCAAAGACTGCAAATAACTACAGCATATTAACAACATCTGCTATTGATACTTCTAATATAATTTCCGGAGTAGTTAGTACAACTCGTTTAGGTAGCGGAACAGCTAACTCTTCAACATATCTACGAGGAGATAGTGCTTGGCATACTGCTGTAGAATCTATAAGCACGGCACCTAACAGTCCAATAAGCATAGCAAGTAACTATAATAGCGGAAGTCTAACTATTCCTTCTATAACAGGATCTATAACAAGTACAGCAACTTTAACAACAGTAACTGGTATTTCAAGTACTTCGCAACTATTTGCTGGAATGATTTTAACTAAAACTAGTGGTTCTCCAGGAGCATTTGGTGGAACAACAACTATTTTATCAGTTGATAGTCCTACTCAGATATCAATAACTTCAACAACTGCAAATACAGTTGGATCATTAACATTTACAGCATCCTCTGCACTTAATCAATTTTATGGAAATGCTACATTTGATATTGTTCGTATAGATAATGCAACAAGCGGCAGCGGAACATATAGTAATACTGGCGTTGCTTCTTTTGATAAAACATTCTTTACAATAGGAACTAAAGCAACTAGCGGTCAAGTTACTATTACAAATAATACAGTAAATGCAGCAACATTAGGACCATCTGCATGGGGTCCAAGTTACTTCTTAGATTCAACTAATCATACAACTCAACCTGTAAACTTAGGTGGTACAGGATTTAGTGCATATACAACAGGTGATATGATATATGCAAATTCTTCATCAACTCTATCTAAGTTAGGAATAGGTGTTGGTAATAGAATATTAACTAGTTCTGGAACAGCTCCGCAGTGGAGTAATACACTAACACTAGATGGTAATATATCTAGTTCTTCATCTTCAACTGGTACTTTAATAATAAGCAGTAGCGGTGGTTTAGGAGTTGGTGGAAATGTTTATATTGGTAATAATCTAAGCGTTGTTGGAACATCAAACTTTAATGATCTAACAGTAGCTGGTAACTTAACTGTTAATGGTACAACTACTACTGTTAACAGTAATACAGTAAGTGTTGACGATAAAAACATTGAACTAGGTAACGTACCCAGTGCGACAATCAGTACAACTGGTACTATAGGATCTATAACTGGTTCATTACTACAGGGATCTACTACATTTACAGCTAGTGGAACTAGTGTTACCGCAGCAGCAACATATACAGGAAAAACACAATCTGCAACAAATGGAAGTGGTAGTGGTGCTGTATTTACTATACAAAAAACAGGATCAGGTACTGCATATAGCGGATTCATCACTGTTACAATCACAACTAGTGGAACTGGTTATGCTATTGGTAATACTATTACAATACCTGGAACAAGTTTGGGCGGAACTAGCCCTGCTAACGATTTAATATTAACAGTAGCATCAGCATTAGGTAGTCCATGGACTCCAACTATTACAGGTATGACAACCACATCTGGATTGATCATCGGTAGTGCGCTAACTGCAACATCTGGTACAGGAACACTATACGGCGGAAGTCCAACTAGTGTCTTAGTAACATCAATATTAAGTTCTACAAGTTTAACTTATACAGTTACAGGAGGTACTACTCCTACAGCCGGAACTGTTACAAATATTTTAACAACAGGATTTACCGATATAACAGCAAATGGTGGTGGTATTACACTAAAAGGTACTACTGATAAAACCATTAACTGGAGTAGTAGTACAAGTGCTTGGACAAGCAGTGAAAACATTGACTTAGCAAGTGGTAAAAACTATCTCCTAAACGGTACTAACATATTATCATCAGTAACTTATGTAGGTACTACAAGTGTAGCTCTTAATAGAGCAAGTGCAAATCTAGCACTGACTGGTATTACAAGTGTAACATTTCCAGGAAGTTCAAGCGGTACTGCAACATTACAAGCAACTGCTGTTGCCGGAACACCAACATTATCATTACCAGCAACTACAGGAACATTAGTAGGAACCGGTGACAGCGGAACAGTTTCTAACACTATGTTAGCTAATAGTTCATTCTATATCGGTACTACAAGTATTTCATTAGGTAGAGCAAGTGCCAGTATTTCATTAACTGGTGTAAGCATTGATGGATCTGCTGGTAAAGCAACAAACTTAATTGGTGGAAATGCCACAACACTATTAGGATCTATGCCATATCAGAGCAATACTGATACTACAACATTATTAAGTCCTAATACTACATCAACTAAAAAATTCCTACGTATGACCGGTACTGGAACTAATGGTGCTGCTCCGGCATGGGATACAATCGTTGCTGGTGATATACCTACTCTAAATCAAGATACTACCGGAACTGCTTCAAAAGCAACTAACCTAGTTGGTGGAAATGCCACAACACTATTAGGATCTATCCCATATCAAAGTAACACTGATACTACAACATTACTAGCTCCTAATACTACAGCAACTAAAAAGTTTTTAGTAGAAACAGGTACTGGAACCAATGGAGCTGCACCATCGTGGGCAACTATTATTGCTGGAGATATTCCAACACTAAATCAAAATACTACAGGCAGTGCTGGGTCAGTCGCAAACTCATTAACTATTGGCACTGGACTAAGCGGATCAAGTTATAATGGTTCAGCAGCAGTTACAATAGCACTAGCAACTGGATACGGTGACACACTCAATCCATATGCAAGCAAGACTGCTAACTATGTATTAGCAGCACCAAACGGCACATCCGGAGCACCTACATTCCGTGCTATAGTTGCTGCTGACATTCCAACACTAAATCAAAATACTGCTGGAAACGCTGCAACTGCAACTAAGTTAGCTGCTACTAAAAATATTAATGGTGTACCTTTTGACGGATCTGCTGATATTACTATTTCATCAGCATCAAGTAATACATTAACTATTGGCACTGGATTAAGTGGAACAAGTTATAATGGTTCGTCAGCAGTTACAATAGCACTAGCAACTGGATATGGTGACACACTCAATCCATACGCAAGTAAAACTGCTAACTATTTCTTAGCAGCACCAAATGGATCAGCTGGTGTTCCAACATTCCGTACAATAGCTGCTGCTGATATTCCTACACTAAATCAAAATACTACTGGTTCAGCAGCAACATTAACAACATCAAGAAATATAAATGGTGTTGCATTTAATGGATCAGCTGATATTACAGTTACCGCAGCAGCTAGTACATTAACAGGAAACATATTAGCGAGCGGAGTAACAAGTTCGAGCTTAACAAGTCTTGGAACATTAACTAGTTTAACAGTTACTAATAACACTACTGGAAACTGGACTTCTACGATAAACTCCGGAACATTAGGTGGAACATCTGGCAATCAAGTATTGATGCAAAAGCTAGCATCATCAGATGCTAACGGAAATAGTTTAGAAATAACAGAAGTTAGAGATAGTGCAGGTACTAGTTGGATTAGTGCTGGTACAAGGATACAGGAAAAAATCGATTCAACTTGGATGGGCTTTATACAGTTTAACGGTACTAATAATCCTAGTGGAATAACATTTGGTACTGGAACTAGTACAGTAAGCGCAACATCGATACCAGAACGTGTTAGAATTGATTCTAGCGGAAATATGTTTCCGGTAGTTACTAATACACAAACTTTAGGAACTTCTAGCCTAAAATGGTCAACTATATATGGTACAGCAACATCAGCACAATATGCTGACTTAGCAGAAAAGTATACTGCTGATGCAGTCTATGAGCCCGGAACTGTAGTAGATTTTGGCGGAGATAAAGAAGTTACTTTATCTATTAGAGACATGAGCAGAAAGATAGCCGGTATAGTTTCTACAGATCCTGCATATCTAATGAATTCAGATTTAGAATCTGAGTTCGTAGTAACAGTAGCATTAACCGGACGTGTACCATGTAAAGTACAAGGAACAGTACGCAAAGGTGATATGATGGTATCAGCAGGAAACGGATATGCTAGGGCTGAAGAAGATCCTAAGTTAGGTTCTGTAATCGGTAAAGCATTAGAAGATTTTGATGGTGATACTGGAGTTATTGAAGTAGTAGTTGGTAGGCTCTAAGGTTTAATAGAGTCTATCACAGCAAATATAGTATCTAGTTTAGCTCTTATTATTTTACTAGATACTGTATTTTTAATACCTTGATGTATTGGCTTTGGCCAACGATCCAATGTACACCAGGCCCAAGACATATGTTCATGGCTTAATATTGGAACAAACTCATCTTCAACTATACAAAAATAAGTTTGAAAGTTAAAGTTATTATCATCACTGATAAATGTTTCTAATGGTATTGATTTAATAACTTCAGGAAAAAATCCGATTTCTTCAACTACTTCTCTACAAAGTCCTTGCCATGAGTTTTCGTTAGCTTCAGTTTTTCCGCCTACAAGCCCCCATATACCTTCTTTTTTACCGGAAGCTTTTTGTAATAATAAAATACGTTTTGTTTTTTGGCTGCAAAATAATGCACCGCTTCCTCTAGTTTTTTTAATCACAATACTAAACGCCACCATCCAGCAGTATATTCGCCTTCAAAGCTCTTAACCCAATATTCACTATCCCATTTATATTGTACACTAGTACGTAGATTAGTAACATATGTAGTTTCTGTAGTTTGAGTTGAATCGAAAATAATACTCCATCTAGAACCATCCCATTCAATAATATCGTTTGCTTTAGCTACAAAGTCACTATTGTCTAAGTTTTTCCAAGCAACTGGTCCTGGATTATTTTTATCACTTCCTATATCCGATAAAATTAAATATCTTATTCCGGCAACAACTGTACCTGGATTATAAGTTTCCGGATCAATAATAGCATCTATAGTTCCTCTACCGTTAATGACTGTATTAGTGGGAAACGTATCTGGATCCCAGTTAACTATCATTAATGATTCATCATTAGGATTAATAGAAGCAGTACCGACAACTTCGGTATTATCTTCTTTTCTTAAATATATTCTACTACGTCCAGCATGAAACTTTCCGTATTGATCAAGCAAATGATACCAGTTAACATTTAATCCGTACTTATGAGGAACATCTATTTGATTATTATTGGCACTAATACTTTCAGATTCATGCAATAATCTAATAGTGTTGTCGATCACCATTACTCCAAAGTTATTTGGAGTAACATAAACTGTAGAATCTGGTTTATTATAGATAAAGTCAGTATTAATTTGACCAGTCGATTCGTTGAAAATATTCATTACAATAGTTTCAATAACTCCAAGTCTCTTTAACTTAGACGGTGAAGAAATATAAATCGGAGTTATAAAAGTTAATGTTGCAACATCGATCTCACTATCAACGCCTGCAGGAATAGATCGATTACTAAACGAAACATCATCTAGATAAACAGAAGTTAAACTAGTCCAATCGATATAGTTATCAGTAGTTTGTATATCAAGACTTGGATTAAACAATACTAAAATTTGTTCTAATATCTGTAACTTTTGTTCAGTATTGCTTGACCATATATCAGCCTTAACTGTTAGCTTATAAGGAGTTGGCATAATACGTTCAACTGTCCATCCTTGGCCTTGTGTATGGGTATAGGAGTTATAATCATCATTTATATCGCGTTCTCTTACATTTATTTTACTAACAAAACTTGAATCGCTAAGACGTTCTTTATCTAGTTCCAAAGCAGTAATATATAATGCGATCCTAGGAGTATTAATAACTTTATTTTCAGAGTTATCACGTAAAACATTAGCTACTTGTCTACTCATATCACCATACATAACCGGTACGATCGTTTCGGTACCATCACCGGCTTTGACTTTAAAATCGCTGAGCATACGTATCATTTGTGCTAGATATCTTCGTATCTGTCCATCATAAAAGAATTGAATATTATTTCTCCTTAAAAATCAGCTCGAGGTCTTAATACTTTACTAAGAGATACTCTTTGATTTACCTTCTCTTGATATATAGTCCAACTAAACATATGTCCTTCAACTAGATCATAACGAGTTATAAAAGCTAACTTACCACCTTCATTTATTATAGAAACTATCGGCATTTTATCTTCATCTAAATAAGCATTAACACCATAGTTTGGATTATAGTCAGTTCGAGTAATAACTTTCTTACTTAAAATGTCAATTGACAGCGTAGGTTCATTGATTGAAAATACTCTATTTCTATCAATCTTAAATGTATCAGTTATTAACGGTTTAAGATTACTAGTATCAGTATTATTAATGAAACTGGTTTTTTGCGTTTCTCTATCGTCGGTATTTGTCATATTCATACCGAGTTTTTCTTCAAATGTTATCCAGCGACGACCATCAAATCTAAAAAGTCTATTAGGTAAGTAATCAGTTCTCAAGAAGAAATCACCGATAGCAGAACTTTCCGGAAACTGAATACCAAAACCATAAGGTAATCCATTTGGAGGAATACCTTGTGTTATTGTATTTGGATAAGCGGTTCTTTCAGGAGAAAGATTTTGCATATCAGTAGTATCTGCGTCATCTATAGAAATATCAAGATTATCTACAGTTAACAATGCACTATTATTGTTTTCATCTAACTGTAAAGTATAAAAATTTTGAGTATTATATCCACTCTTAGGAGAGTCGGATTCAGCTTCTGCTATTATGCTATTATTAATAGCTAGATTAATATTGTATGTACTCACTAGTGCTCTTAAACTAGTACTTGGATCTTGAGGAGAAAAATAATCAGTGTTTGGAGGCTCGATGCCTGTGCATTGAGCAGTAACAGTGTATAGAACACCTGAAGCTTTTATCACTTGTCCAGGATAATAAGTTTTAGAACTATCATAATCTCCAGCAAACGAATCGGTATTTTGCGGCAAATCAAATATATCTTTAAACTCTTGGCTATCAACTATAGGTTTACATTTTAATCGATAGAGATGCGGATACCAAGTAACTGAAAACCCTTCAGCTGCTCTATTAATATCTTCGACTACATAAAAACGTTTAAGACTAACTGAAAAGTTATTTGCAGCAAAATCATCTTTTAAGTGGGGTAACTCCAATACGTCCCCGCTCATTATTTTTCTTCCCAATGTCTCTACACTATTATTAATATGTACAGTCATAAAGATCGTATCATTTTGTAAGAAAAGTCCAAACTGACTTAAATTAAAATCAATGTCTTGAACATTGTATACACCACGTATAACATAAACTGTTGAATCGTACTTTCGGTCTCTATTCTCTAAAAATAATACATCTTGTATAGTAGTAGGACTAGTTGCTTTATTTGGATCGGAAGGATCTATAGGTCCTATATACTTGTGTATAAGAACATCCGTTCCTCCGATTTGAAACATCTCATAGATCTGTTTGTCTATGAACTTATAATCGTTACCTTTTTCCGGTCTATAGAGCGATAAGCGTGGCATGGTATAGTATTTATTGGTATTGATAAATACGATAGATAAAGATTTCTAGGTAGAATTATGTCACAAATACAAATTAACTTAGGTACAGGAGCTAATACTAAAAACGGAGATACTATCCGACTGGCCTTTAGTAAGGTCAATGATAACTTTACAGAGCTCTATTCAACATTGGGTCCTAATCTAATACCTCCACAACTAGGAAACGGTGGTTCTTTTTTAACTACTAATGGTACTAGTTTAAGTTGGCAACCAATAACAGTTAATGGCGGAACAACGAACGAGCTAGTTAATGGTGAATATATTCTAAGTTTAGGATCAGATGGGGTTATTACAGCTCCTCTTAATAGTACATTACATGTTAATGTGATCAAGCATACTAACGGAAACGTACTTACATTGGCTAACATAGACAGTACAGCTAAAGTTGAAATATTCGATAACGTAATAGGTCATCAAGGAACTAGTGTTGATATAACAGCCGGAGCAGGACATTGGAGATTTAGTGGAGGATTAAATCCTCCTAGATTTGTATTACCAAATGGCGGTTATATAGAAGATCAAACAAATGGTGCAGTAACTATAGGAACACATTTTGGTGCAGAGATTACAATATTACCAGGTGGTAATCTAGTATTACCACCAAATGGGAATATAATAAATAGTGACGGATCAGTTTATGGCGGCTCAAACAGTAGCGGAAATAGTGTAAATACATTAATAGATGGTGGATTTCCATCAACAATATTTGATGAAACAGACCTAGTAGTTGACGGAGGTATGGTATAATATGGCATCATTGATTAAATTAAGAAGAGGTTCAAAACAACAATGGATAGACGCCGATACCGTTAATCCCCTAATATTAGCTGCCGGTGAACCTGGATTAGAAATAGATACTGGAAAAGTAAAATATGGTGACGGAACAACACGCTGGTCCGCTCTTACATATTCATCTGAACCTATACCTGATCAAACAGGAAATGCAGGAAAGTTTTTAACAACTAATGGTAATGGGACTCTCAGCTGGGTAAACCAATATAATGATAATGACAGTAGTTATGTAACTAACTCAAGTTTATCAACTACATTAAGTAGCTATGCTACAACAACAGCATTAACTAATCTAATACCGACACAAACAGGTAACAACGGAAAAGTATTAACTACTAATGGAAGTTCATTAAGTTGGACAACAATCAGCCAAGAAGTTGGTTTAGGTAACTTTACTTTTACTGATAGTGTTATGCATATTCCGGTTATCGGAGGAGGTAGTGAATCATACTTAAATGCTGGCGGCATTGGTGTACATAATAGTGTCCAACTTAGGACAGCTATAAGTTATGTAGACACAGATATTAACACTTCTGAAATAGCATTAGAAGCAGGCAATGGCGGATTTAGCGCACAAGTATACGGACACTGGACCGGCGGCGCAGATGGTGCAGGTGGACCTACTCTAGTATACGCAGGTGTAGAAAATGTTAGCGGTGCTAATGGTCCAGGATTTGCTGGCATGGTCGCTATTGATCCAGGTGTTACCAGCCAGTATGCAGTAGCAGTAGGCGAAGATGGAAAGATATTCCTAAATCTCGGAGTACCAGTAACCACCACACAATACACAGCGGCACTAGGTGTGCTGACCAACAACATTGATCTTGGAACTGGCCGAGCCCTGCTAAACGGTATCTTGGTCAATCCTGACTACACAATTATTAACGGCAAGTCTGCCATTGTTATGAGCACAGACCGTGGCACTATATTATTAGGCAACCAAAACGAGTGTATTGGCGGGGAAAGTCATTTCCACATAATGAAAAGTGATCCTACACAAGTAGATCTATTCTTTGGTGATGACATTAACTATGTTAAATTACCTAAAACAGATAACGGTGGCGGTGTAGAAATTGGCGCAGGCACTTCTGAAATTTGGCGCTTTGGCACAGATGGTGTACTAAACTTCCCCAACAACAATGGACAGATTGGCCAGCTTGAAGCTCCTTATACAGGCTTAGAGTTCCGCACTGGTTCTGGCGCTGACTGGATAGGTATCAGCTACGGTGAAATAGCTGACGATAATACTAGCTATTTCTATTTTGACAAGGATGGAGGTAACTATCTAACTGCTAACCATAGAGCACATTTACAGATAAAGAACCCTACACACAACGGACATTTAGAATGGCTATTTGATTCAACTGGTACGCTAACATTACCACAAAACGCCACTATCGCAGATACTGGAAATAGTGTAGTAATAGTACCAAACATATTAGCTAGTGATTTCCAACTAGAGATTAAAGCATATCAAGATGTTCCCACACCCGACGATATACATATACGTGCTAACAACGCAAACTATGGATTAGTTATTGGTGATAGCAACGGTGGTAGCTTTGTAAATGTAAACGGTGATACTAATCACAACACTGTTGTTATCTCAACTATCAATAAGAATGATGAAGAACGTAAAGACTTTACATTTGATGTA